TTTACCATCTGAAGTAAACTCCATGTATTTTAAACTTGGTGCTGATGCAGTACCATCATTGGTTGCAAATACAAGTGTACCTTTAACAGTATCAGCCGCAATTGATCCCGCACTAGTTGATACCTTTGTGAATAATTGTGCTGAAGGAACATATTTGGAATTGTTAGTGTCCCAACCACTCCAGGCAATACCTGCCAATGAGTCACCTGCTGAAAATTGTACTGGTGTTTGTAATGAGTTATCTTTTACATTAAATTGAACCTTACTAAAGTCATTACCTGTTCCACCTACTGCAATAACTTCAATAGGCTGTGATTTATCTGTATTGTATAGTTGGAATGTAGGACCAACTGAATCTGTAACTTCACCAAATTTTAATGTGTTGTTTCCTGCTAACAATCTAATCTGGTTAGCATCGAATTCTAAATTTCCGTTATCTAATTTAATTGTATTAGTAATACCATCAACTAATATTGTTGAGTCATCACCAACAAGTGTACCTTTCATTGTACCTTCAAATGTACCATCAAAAGATCCTGTTTGGTTAAACACTGGATTAATAGGTTTGAACTGTGCCGCACTAGCATTCCAAGCCAATACTTGTCCGTTGCTTGGTGCGTCAACGCCTGATGTACTTACGTCACCTAAATCATCAATTGATGCACTTGCTAAAGCAATCTGTGTATCAACATCATCTGCTGGTACAAATGCAGAACCATTCCATTTTAAAACTTGGTTTGATGTAGGAGGTGTTGTAGTAATGTCTACGTCAGCAATATCACCTATTGATGTGATAGTTTGTACTGAACCGTTTATCCACTTGTTTTGTGCAGTATTAAAGACTAGTGCTTGGCCGTTAGTAGGAGTAGGACAGTCTACGTTTGATAGGTCAGTAAGTGCTTTATCAGGGTTGATAATTTGCCCACCTGTAACACCTGATTTACCAATGTATAGTTTATTAGTATCTGTAACGAAAATTGGTTCGCCGACTGCTGGATCTTGGCCAGTTAGTAACTGACGATCTGCTTCTGTTCCTCTTCTAATTCTTAAAGCCATTTAATGCAACTCCTAAGTTCTTATTAGTATTTATGCCTTATGCAAATGTTTTATTATTTACGATTTAGGCTTTCTTTTACGTTTTAGGAACTTTCTAGTCTCTTTTTGTATGTAATTTTTAACTCTAGCACTATCAACCTTAAATTCTACGTGTTTAATTACTGGTCCGTATTCGTTGAATAGTGCCCTTATTTCACGTTCATAATTAGCAGGACGATCTGGTTGTTTACACTCTACAATCCACTTTTTTCCGTCTGAAAATGTTACGTGAAAAGCATCGAGGTACTCTAAAGGAATGGCCTTAACCTTTATTCCTTTGAATACCTCGGGCCAATGTTTTACGATATCATCAGGTAAAAAGACCGGTCTACTCACCGTCTTTAGCCTTTGCTGTCTTCTTTTTAGTTGGCACTAATGCTTCTGCTTCTTTGCGAAGTCTTTGTGCCTCCTTGAACATAGCATCGGCGTTAGATCTTAATGATTTTGCCAAGTCTTCATCACTTAATGCATTTGGTGTATTTGTAGCCGCTTGAGCCTCTGCCTGTACTGCTGGTGCAGATTTAGGCTTTACTTCTTGTGCTGTCGCTACTTCTTCTGCTACTGCACTACCACTAGCAGGTGCACCTAAATGGATTTCATCAATGCTAACACCTTTTTGATCGGCAATGATCTTATTAAGTTCATTTAACTTAATTGTTTGTGTTGGCGTTGGTGTCATCTCGATATCTGTTGTTGGTACCTTCTGTAATTTACCATCAGCATGAAAAGCCGCTAACATTGTACGGCCGTCGCCTAATGTAGTTCTTCCCATTGCTTCTGCTAATTCATATACAGATTGACCTGATGATGATTCCACTAACTTCATTAAAGAGTCGTGATCAGCATCTGATAAAGATGCAGTATCTACAACTAAACAATAACCACTGTCTTGTGGAACTGTTCTATATGCAACTGCAACCTTACGTTGATTTTGTACGTATCTTCCTACGTGTTTTACTTCAGCCATTATTGTCCTCCTGAAGGCGTTCCAGTCATAGCCTCTGCCGCATCTTTAGGTGATGCAGGTGCTTGACCTGTTGCCGGAGCACCAGACTTCTGTGCTTCTTCTTGTGCTTTCGCAACTTGGTTTAGAAATGTTTCTAACTTATTGTAAGTCGTTCCAACTGCCTGCATTTCATTTGCCTTGAAAGCACCACGTTGTGAAGCGACATCAATAATTGATCTAATAGTATTTAGATCCTGAACAGTTAAATCAACTGCTCCACCAGTTCCTGGTGCAGGTGCATCCGTTTTTGGTGCTTCTGCCGCCGCCGCTGGTTTTGTATTATCTGTCGTCATATGACATTCTCCTTGTTTGTATATACAGTTATACTTATTTGTACTTTAAATGAGGACACGCCAAAACGAAATATGAAAGTTCTTTTGGATCCTCGAAGCCTATTTTGATACTATAATTTGGTCTTGTGTTTTTTGGATTCTTCTCAAATGTTTTACCAAGGAAGTATCTATTCTTACAATTTTGGTAAACCCATTTATCAATTGCTTCTTCCAAATTGTAAGACATAGGAATCTCAATGTACTCTAAATTTTTTGTAGGTACATCAAGTTTCCTAATATTGAAATAATTTAATGGATTAGTTTTCATCGTAATGAGTAGTGATTCCAAATGGTGCTTCAGTAGTCTTATCATAGTGCGAGTGGATAACAAATACTGTATCACAGTAATCTGGATCACCCCAAGTATCCCAAGGCATACCATCTGTGAACATAATGAAACGTTTTGGTTCAATACCGTTATCCTTCATGTAATTCCAATTACACATGAAGTCAGTTCCACCACCACCTATAAGTTGATAGTTTGCCAAGTCATTGCCATTGTCAGCACTGAAGTCTTGTTCATTGTAAACCTTAGTATCAAAACACCATACCTTAATGTTATAGTCTTGATACTGACTCATAATATTTTGTACTTCTCCAAGAAATACACTTGCCTGTTCATCACCAATCGAACCTGACATATCAATTGCTATACAAATATCAATTGTTTCATCATGATTCATACCTGGAAGAATAGCACCAGTGTGCCAGTTCTTTCTACTAGGACGTTGGAATGTAAAATCATTTTTGATTGTAGATTGTATCTGTTGTCTAAGAATCTCTCTCCAGTTCATCTTAGGCTCAGTCATGTCCTTAATCATTCTTTCAACTTCAGCAGGTAAGTTTCCTGCACCAGCGGCCTGTGCCGCACCTAACATATTTTCTTTGATCTCATCACGTATCTTTTTAAGTTCTTCTTTAGAATAACTAGGCTTACCTTCTTTTTTATCTTTACCTTTTTTGCTAGGAGCAGGTGAATTACCATCACTTTCTTTGTCCCAATCAATGTGTTCGTCAAGCAATTTACCTAATTGCTTTAATTCTTCTTCATCATATTTTTTATAAATCTCATCATATACTGCTTCTGAAGTCCAACCTTCATATTTAAAGTCTTGGAAAATAGGAATGTCTTTTGGCTTTTCACCAATGTTATCTCTAACTAGAGTATTGTTTACAATATAGTCCGCCGCGATATTATGTATTTGCGGATCTCTGTCTTCACGTCTTGTCATATGATCATATACACAATGAAGTATTTCATGTGCAATAACAAATTCAATTTCTTTGTTAGACATATTAGCAAAGAAAGGAACACTATAAAACAAGTGTCTACCATCTGTTGCCGCAGTAGGGCACCAATCTGTTGCTTCTTTAATTATTAATCTTGTAGCCATGTTACCAAAGAAAGGATGTCTTAAAAGCAATCCTACTCTTGCTACAACTATCTTATCGAATACTTCTTTACGTAATTCGTCAGTTATTTCGATCTGTGGAGTTTCTACTTTTTCTAATGTTTCAATTGTCATTGTGCCTATTCCTTATTATGTTATTATAATACTATATTTAATGGAATTTGTCAACCAAAAAGATAAGGGGGAGAACCAAAATCCTCCCCCTAAATTGGTTAGGCTGATTGTGCCGCCGCAATATACTTTCCAAATTTTTCGTGGAATTCATCAAAACATTCGACTTCATCCGGATCAATTGGAAGTTGATATTGAGTAAGTGCAAGTTTAATACCCATGACAACCAATTCGGTTTCAAAGTTATTCATTGCAAAACTCAAGAAGTTATTTACTTTATCGTCAAACTTCTTATCCTTCTTATCGCAGGCTTCTTTAAGTTCATAACAAAGTGAGACTGTTAAGGAATACATGGCACTGATTTCTTTAGTCTCTAACTCCTTAACCTTACCAGACAATATGTCTGTTGGATTAGGAAGTTTTGAAGCCACCTTACGGTGTGCCATGAACTTCACAGCCAAGCCTTCGCCAACTGCACCACTAACAAGATCTGTAGTGGTATTCTCGTCATCGTCATCCTCTAGCAGTTCGGATACGAATGACCAAGAACGAGGTGTTGCAAAAGATCTACTTGGACTCTTAGGATCAAAGTCATACAAGTCTTTCTTTGCAAAAGTCAAATAACCTACAACGTCTTGGTGTATGTCATTAGCAACTGCCCACTGGAACCAATCATCAAAGTCCACTTTCATTTCTAAGTGAACAAATCTGTTTGCCAACGGAGCAGGCATTCTATATACAACACCTTTATCTGCTTCTCTGTTACCTGCGGCAACAATAAGAACGTTGTCAGGAAGTTTATAAGTTCCAACCCTTCTATTAAGAATAAGTTGGTAAGCCGCGGCTTGTACTGCCGGAGCGGCCGAATTCATTTCGTCTAAGAATAAAATAATATGCTTATGCTTCTTAGCCAATTTTTCATCTGGCAATTCAACAGGCGGTGCCCATTTCATTGTGTTATCATTTGCCGCATAGTAAGGGATACCTTTAATGTCAGTTGGTTCCCATAATGACAATCTAATGTCTATTACTAATGCTGACATATCGTTACCAATTTGTTGAACGATATCAGACTTACCAATACCAGGTGCTCCCCAGATAAAGATTGGTCTTTGTTTTTTGAATGCCCTTGCAATCGCTTTTTTGGTTGCATTAGGCGATACTTGACGGACTGCTAGATTTTCCATTGTTGTACTCCTTTTCTTTGTCATATTCAGTGCCTTATTATGTTTATATAATAGCACCTATTACTCAAAAGGTCAACCAGAAAATGCAATTTTTTTTAAAAAAATTACCAAAATAATTGTTATTTTACGTGTTCATCTGCTCTTTTTAGTGCTTTGGTAAGTCCGTATTTACGGACATCTCCACTAAAAAGGCTTAATTCTAGTGCTTTTTTCTCTTTGGTTACAATCATGCCACCACGGCCTAACCAATATGGACAGTCTATAAACTTATCCAAAAATATAATAACCTGTGTAGTCATTTCAAAATCTTGGGGGAAAGGTATATCGTAGGTTGTAAGTTCAAGTTTGCCTTTTACAAACTCAATACCATCATCGGTTAATCTTAAACCACCTTCTGATTTGTTTCTAGTATTCTGCCACCATTTAGGCATATACTCTGCTAAGGTCTGTTCGTTAATCGAAATGCCTGCTTGTTTTAGGAATATTTTGGTATATGTTTCTTTCCAGTTCACTTTACCAATCCTGCTTCGATCAGTCTCTTTCTGTTCGCCAGGTGTTGTTCTTCAATTTCTTTTTTGGATTGTCCTTCGTATGGTACTGCAACAGATTCTCTGATCATCCAATCACCCATCATCATATATTGATCAGTCTTGGAATCATATATTTCAAACTTACCTAATATTCTACCAAACTTTCCTGTTGCGTCTTTTATGGTGCATAATGTTTGTGTTGAACCTTTAGGTAAAAATCCTTCAACAATTTTCTTTGCATAAAGACCAAACTTCTTTTCTACTTTATCTCTTGTTCTAGATTCTGGAGTATCTATACCGTGAACCCTAACTCTTTCTTTGTGCATCCAAACACCAAATCCTAAATCAATATCAACATCAACTGTGTCACCGTCGATGACCTTTAAAATTTTACAACGATACCTATACATTATTTTTCCTCTTTGACTACTGTGCCTGTAGTTAGTTTATAAACTTCAAAGTCTTTAGTTTCAAAAAGGCTGTTAAGTTTTTTCGCTAGGTTATGTGCATGACCTGGATTAGAAAAAGAAACTTTCTTATATTTAGGTCCTGGATAGTTTGTTATCACATTACTTGTTTTTAAATTAAAGGGTTTGCCTTTATAAAAAACTGCCCATATGGCTTCACTTTGAAGAATCTGATCACTCTTGTAATTCTTCTTGTTAACGTGTTCCAATATTACTGTTGGTTTTGGTCTGCTCATATACGTAATCCTATTAATTAACTACGTATATATTTATCTATAATGTGAGGATAGAGTACTATTCTTCTTTAAATCCGCCACCGTCCATAGAAACTTCAACTGGTGTTGCTTCTATTTTACCTACGGTGTTGCTTACAAATTGTTCTAAATTACCGTGTAAACGTGCTTCTATTTCACCTATAGTAAAGGCTAATTGTTTAGCCTGTTGTAAAGGCATTCTAATCTCCTGTTGATTAGACATATCAGCACCTTTTACTTGTTCTAAAAACAGTTGTAAAGGCGTCGTATTAATAGGTTTATTTGTTTGCATTGGCTCTACTTAACTCCTGTCTCATTACTATTTCAGTTCTAAAAGGCCCTTTAGACTCATAGTTTTCAATAGTAACTAGTTTAGGACAAAAACTTCTTACCCAACCTTTGTCGAATCTAATGATGTAATATCCTGCACAATACAAACTTTTACTTTTTTTACTTTTAGTAAACAAAGGCAGTTTACGTTTTACATCATACATTTGATTAAAAGGATTAACACTAGTTGGATATGTATGTACTTCCTTTTTCTTTTCTGTATCTTTATCGCTAATGCTAGAACCCCAATTGATATCATTAAATGTGTTCTTTAGTTGTCTTTCATTTTCAAAGAAACTAGTTCCTGTGTCGCAACAATACATAAATGTTTTATCGTTGTTTTTTGTTAGTGTACCTACACGTTCACCATCTTCTTCAATTATCCAGAACTTTCCGTTAACGATTGGATTTGCTTTTAATTTTGTCATACTACATACCTCGCATTTAGTGGTTCACTGAAACTTTGTGCTTGTTCACTGATCTTAACCATATCATGTTTAGCACAGAACTTCATTAGTTTAATACCAACCTGTCCTACTTCTTTAGGAGTTTCAGTGGCATCTTCGATTGTATCATTTATAATTTTTCTTATGTTTTGTGGTTGTGCAGTTAAGTCACATAAAATTACATTACGTTCATAATCCTCTAAGACTCTGTGTTCTTTGCCTTCATGATCAACCCAACGTTGTAACATCATGTTATTCCAACTGTAACCTTTTTTATCTTTATCTGCAAATGCTTCTTGTAATCCAACTTTATTTTTTGTGCCTTTTACTCTTACGCCTGGATAAGCAGAAAATACATTATCACTTGTATCGCCTCTCATACATTTTTCAAATAATAACCATTGTGGATTAGGAGCCTCTTTGTCTTTGCCTGTTTTCTTATCAACTACACGTTTGCCTTTGTCATCAAAGTATCCTTCGTGTGTAATAGTTGTATTGCTTACACCATTGTATTGTGCAACGTTAGGTGCCACTAATTGTGCAAAGTCACCATCTGTACTAATAATAACGTGTTCATCATTAGGATGTGCTTGTACCCAACCTGCAATCAAATCATCTGCTTCTAAGTTTTCATTGTGTAAAACTGTACAATTTGTTTTACCTACAATAAAGTCTTTGAACTCATCAAACGTTTCCCAAAATACAGTTTCTTCTTCCTGTTGTGCTTCTGTTAATACTGCTCTTGCTTCACTTCTATTTCTTTTGTAAGGTTCATAAAAGTCTTTACGCCAACTTCTACCTTCCAAACAAAATACGACATGATCAGCATCAAAGTCGTTCCAAGCCTTTCTAATGCTATTGAAAGTCACGTGTAACGCCATACCAATCTTTTCATTAAGATTGCCACGTATAATGTGCCTTGCACGGAAAAATGTATTTGCGGTGTCTACGAGTATGTACTTCATGTTTTTATTATAACTGCCTTATGCTTCTGTGTCAACTTCTTTTTTTTGTTTTGCTAATTCTTCTGCCCGTTTTTTGTTTATTTCATCAAGTATTGCTTGATTCATAAAATCAACAGCCTTGAATTCTTTTTCGTCAAATGTGCCTTTTAATCTCAAA